CGTCGAAGATGGCAATGGAGCGTATCGACGAGATGCGCTACATCGGCCTGCCGCAGCTGAAGGGCGAAGGTGCGGCAACCACCTTCGACAACGCGTCCGGCCAGCGCTTTACCTACGTCGCCAACATGATCAACGTGGGTCTCGGCTTCGCGATGACCCGTGAACTGCTGGATGACAATCTCTACAAAGAGCAGTTCGGCCCGACGAGCATGGGCTTGGCTGAAGCCTTCAGCCAGTTCAAAGAGGTCTACGTCCACAACCTCTTGAACACTGCGACCACATACAACTCCAGCATCGTTGCGGATGGCGTGGCGTTGCTGTCGACGGCGCATCCGATCGACAACGGCACCTATGCCAACACGTTCACCACGCAGCTTGGCTTCAACGAAGCGAGCGTCGAAAGTGCGCTGAACACTATTCGCTTGTGGCCCGACCAAGCTGGGCTGCTCGCTATGGTGCGCGCGCGCAAGATCGTGGTGCCTGTGGGCCTGTCATGGGCTGCGGAGCGTCTGTTCAAAACCGAACTGCGCACCAACACTGCGAACAACGATGTGAGCGCGATCATCACCTCGGGCGCGGTGCCTGAGAGCTATGTGGTGAGCGAGTTCCTGACTAGCCAGTTCGCTTGGTTCGTGATGACCAACGTGAAGGGGCTGCGGGTATTCGATCGCGTGCCATACGAAATGGACATTCAGGTGGATGCGACGACCGGCAACCTGCTGTGCGTCGGCTACGAGAGGTATGGAACTGCCTACACCAATCCACGTGCGGTGTTCGGCAGCACTCCGACTTCGTAGGGAGAACCTAGATGCCCGGCCCTGGCACTTCATTCAACGGTCCTCTACAGGTCGGCAGTAAGATCGGCACCGACTTCGGCGGTGTCGTTCTCGCGCAGCAAACCACGCTCGTGCAGAACAGCACCACGGCGGTCACCAATACGATCGTGGTGCCTGGCGGATCGGCGATCATCGACATCATCTCCGATAGCACTGTCGCGTGGAACAGCGGCACCTCGGCCACGCTGAGTATCGGTACCGCAGCTGCCGGCACGCAGTATGGGGGATCGGTCGATCTGAAGAGCGCGACGGCGCGACAACGTCCGGCCTGGACGGCGGCACAGCTGAACGCGATGTCTAACGTCGGCACCACGACGCCGACCGCAACGCTCTACATCACCGCGACACCGTCGGGCGCGACTTCGGCGGGCACGACTATCGTGACTGTCGTCTACCTGCAGACGGTGCAGACCACACTCGGGGTCTCATGATCCCGGTTAACCTGACCAAGGTGATGACCGCGGCGTCCGCAACCGCGGTCGTTAACGCTGGGGCGCTCGCGGCGGCCGGCAATCTGACCCTGAATGGCGGGTCAGTCTCTGGCGGGGTGGCGACGTTTACCACCCAGCGCCGGCTGGCGCTTACGTCGGGCGGCAATGACAGCGCGCGCCGCGCGACGGTGGTCGGCACCAACGACGACGGGGCGATCATCTCCGAGACTGTGCAGCTGACCAGCGCCGGCACCGCCAACTCGGTGCTGGACTACAAAACGGTCACCAGGGTCGGGGTGGACGGGGCGATCGCCACGACGATCAGCATCGGCACTACCACCACCGGCTCGACCCGGTGGGTGCGGTGCAACACCAACCTGACGCCGTTCGCAGTTAATGTCTCGACCCAGTTGAGTGGGTCTGTGACCTATCAGGGCGAGAGCACCTGCGACGACTTCTGGTCAGCGCCGTCCGGCCCGACGCTGAACGTCACCTCGACGATCAACGTGGCGACACCGATCGCCTCGGGGAGCGCCGCCGGTGTCACGGCGCTTACCAACCCCATCACCGGCGTGCGTCTTACGATTACCGCCGGCACCGGCACGCTCACCGCGCAGGTGGTCCAGGCCGGCATCACTAACCGCTAACGGAAGGCAGGAGCTATCCGAATGGCATACAAAAACCGGCGGTCGCGCAAGTCAGGCGGCTCGATGAACCTCTACAACGCGAAGGGCTCGCCAGCGGCGGAGAACATCGATGCCAAGAGCGAGGGCTTCAAGCGCGGCGGCAGCAAATGTCGGGCCGATGGCGGCGCGGTCGAAGGCGAAGGCGGCAAGCATCACATGGGGCGTGCGCGTGGCGGTGCGATCCGCAAGGGCCGGGCGCGTGGCGGCTCCAGCTCGCCATACTCGGCGGCCCGCTCTGCGACCGCGCCCAAGGGCAAGAACAGCAGCTGCGGTCCGGGCGAGCAGGCGCCGACGGTATGAGCCGGCTGACCGCGAAGCAGCGGCAGACGATGCCGAAGTCGAGCTTTGCCTTACCTGGCCACGGGAAAGGACCGAAAGGTGCGGGCGCCGGGAGCTATCCTATTCCAGACCGAAGCCACGCGGCTAACGCATTGGCGCGCGTTAGCCAGCACGGCTCATCGTCGGAAAAGGCTCGGGTGCGCGCCGCAGTGCATCGGAAGTATCCCGACATCGGCAAGGGGTAGTCCTGGGCCATGAGCGGCACGACGGGCACCTACGCCTTCGCGCCCGCTCTGAGCGAGATAGCGATCGACGCGCTTGAGCGGTGCGGGTTGCCAGCGACCTCGCTGAATAACGAGCGCACGACCTCGGTGCGCCGCTCGATGAATTTCGTGCTGTCGAGCTGGAGCAATCGCGGCATCAACCTCTGGACGGTGCAAGAGGTTGTGCAGCCGATGCCGCAAGGGGTGACGCAGTATTTCGACGACGCGTCCTGCGTTGATATCCTGCCGGCCTCGGTCACCATGCGCCAATACATGATGGGCGCGCCGACCTCGGTGACCCCGGCGTTTGCCACCAATCTCGGTTCAGCCAATGTCGCCATCGGCGGGTTCCCGGTCACCCCGACGGTCGGCAGCTACATCAATGTCGGGGTGCAGGTTTCGGTTGGTGGCCTGATCATTAGCGGCACCTATCAGGTGCAGTCTGTGCCGTCTTCGGGCTATGCGGTGATCAATGCCGGCAAGCCGGCGACTATCAGCATCTCGACGCCAGGCGGCTCGGTGCCGGTGTTTGCTATGACGCAGGCCTCGAACGTTGTCACCGTCACCTTCGCCAATCACGGCAAGTTGGCGGGACAGACGTTCACCGTCGAGCGGCCAACGGCGATCGGCGGTGGTCAGCTGTTCGGCCCCTATACCGTGCAGCCGACCAGCCTGACCGGCTCCACGTTCCAAATCCTCGCTTCGTTTAAGGCGGGGTTTAACACCAATCTGGCCGAGAACGGCGGCAAGACGCTCTTGTCGTCGCAGGTGGCTGGGATCGGTTTCGCATCCAATCCGACTGATCTATTGCTATGGGCAATTAGTCGCGACGAATACATGGCGATTCCGAATAAATCCCAGCAGGCACGGCCGACCTCGTTTTGGATCGATCGGCAGGTCGTGCCGGTGATCAACGTCTGGCCAGCGCCGGACAACACCGGACCGTTCGAGCTGCGCTATCGCCGCTCGCGGCAAATCCAGGACGCCGATATCATCAACGGCCTGCAGCTGCAGGCGCCGTTCCGGTTTCTGGAGGCCTACACCGCGGAGCTGGCCGCCATGCTGGCGACCAAGTTTGCACCCGACCGCGCGGTGCCGCTGACGGCCTATGCGGGCATGAAATGGCAAGAGGTGGCGGGCGAGGACCGCGAACGGGTATCGACCTACATCGTGCCAGATTTTGCGGCCTACTATGGGTAAGGGCCTCACCCGCAACTATGCTGACCTCAATAAGCCGCAGCCGATCGGCTACTGCGACCGCTGCAACCATCGCTATTGGCTCGGTGATCTGCGCTGGCAGCACGACTTTCGCGGCCCGCAATTGGCTAATCTGCGCATTCTGGTGTGCGGGACCTGTGAGGACCGGCCGCACCATCACCTACGACCGATCGTCATCCCGCCTGATCCGCGGCCACTGAAGCACCCGCGCCCTGGTTATGTGACGCAGCAGGCAGGCCCCGCGCCGCCGCCGTTCTTCCCATTCGAGCCATTCGAGGCGGTGCCGCCGTTCGTCGAACCGCTGTTTGACTTCCTGACCGACGACCTGGGGAACGTCATCACCGATGATCTCGGCAAGCCGATCATGCTTGACCGGGGACAGGCGGCGCCACCACCACCCCCGCCACCACCGCCGGCTGAGCTGTTCGCGTATCTCACCGACGATCAGGGCAACATCATCACCGACGATCAGGGCGTCCCGATCATGGTCGACGCGGGACCTGGAACGACGCCGGTGCCTCCGGGTGGGCAGCAAGGGCAGTTGGATTTCTCCGACCCAGACAATACGCAATACCTACCGGTGATCTCGTGATGGCGCGATGGATCGTTGCTCTTCTCCTGCTCTTGGTATCGGTCCCGGCGCACGCCGACGGACTGAAGATCAAAGACGCCGACGGCGCCAATCAGCAGATGAACGTGAAGGCCAATATCGGCGGCCAGTTCTCTAACCGCGGTATTACCTGCGACGCGACTGATCCGAACACCTGCGCGCCGGTTTCTGCGACGCTTGGACTCTCTGTGCTCGCGACCGGTAAGGGTACCGCAGGAACTGCTGACGCTGGCGTGCTGACGATTCAGGGCATCGCGTCGATGACGCCGGTGATCGTCAACAACGCGACGGCGGCAAATCTGAACGCGACCGTGGTCGGTGCTGGGGCAGCGGGTACGGCGAATGCTGGCGTGATGACCGTCCAGGGTATCGCGGGCATGACCCCGGTCTCTGTCTCGGTGCAAGCCGGCGGGTCTGTGACGGCAATCCAATCCACCGCGGCGAATTTGAAGACGCAGGCGACTGGCGCCGGCACCGCAGGCACCGCTGACACCGGGGTGCAGACGGTGCAAGGCATCTCGGGGATGACCCCGCTGATCGTCAACAATGCCAGCGCCGGCAATTTGCTGGCGACGGTATCCGGCACGGTCACCGCTGTCCAAGGCACCGGGTCCAATTTGCACATGGTCTGCGATAGTGGCTGCTCGGCTACCGGAGCGCCGGCCGATCAGGGGGCATTTACCTTCGGCTCGTCATCGCAGACGCCGATCGGCGCGGTATATCAGACGACGGCGACGTCCAATCCATTGACCTCGGGTCAGATGGGCGCGGTGCAAGCGACGATTAACCGCGCACTGCATGTCAACCTGCGCAACGCAACGGGGGCTGAGGCCGGGGTCGCTGCTGTGCCGCTGCAGGTCTCGCTTGCCAACACTGCTTCCAACGCCACACCGGTCACCGTCAGTCAGGCCGCGGCGGCCAATCTGAACGCGACCGTTATCGGTGCCGGCACCGCCGGCACGGCCAACGCGGGCGTGCTGACGGTCCAAGGCATCGCGTCAATGACGCCGGTGCAGGTGTCGCAGGCGACGGCCGGGAATCTTAACGCGACCGTGGTGCAGAGTACCGCAGCGAACCTGAACGCTAAGGTCACCGGCGCGGGTACTGCAGGCACGCCTGACACCGGCGTGCAGACCATCCAGGGCATCGCCTCGGGGACGGCGGTCACCGTGGCACAGTCGTCTGGCGCCAGCCTGCATGTTTCCTGCGACAGCGGTTGCTCGTCCTCGACCGCACCGGCCGACGCGTCGACCTTTACATTCAGCACCACCTCGCAGACGCCAATCGGTGGCGTGTTTCAGACCACCGCGACAAACAACGCGCTGACCACCGGCCAGATGGGCGCGTTTCAGGTCACCGCGAATCGCGCGCTGTTCACCAACCTGCGCAACGCGTCGGGCACGGAAATCGGCACTTCGACCACGCCGGTACAGGTCTCACTGGCTAACACGGCAGCCAATGGCACGGCGGTGCTGGTGACGGCGGCGCAGAGCACAGCGGCCAACTTGAACGCGACTGTGGTGCAGAGCACGGCGGCGAACCTCAATGCCAATGTCAGCCAGGCCACCGCGTCGAACCTAAAGACGCAGGCGACGGGAGCAGGCACTGCCGGGACGTCAGACACCGGCGTGATGACAGTCCAGGGCATCGCCTCAATGACGCCGATCCAGGTAAGCCAGTCGACGGCGTCGAACTTGAATGCGACGGTGTCCCAGGCCACCGGCACCAATCTGCACATCGTCTGCGACAGCGGCTGCACGACCACGACAGCGGCGGACAAGAGTACCTTCACCGCCAGCACCTCGCCGCAGACCCTGGTGGGCGGCTTTTTCCAGACCACCGCCACCTCCAACGCACTCACTACCGGGCAGCAGGGTGCGTTTCAGGTGACGGCGCAGCGGGCGCTGTTTTCCAACCTGCGTGACGCCTCCGGCACCGAGGTCGGCACGTCCACCACTCCCCTGCAGGTGTCGCTCGCCAACACCGGTGCCAACGGCACGGCGCTCGTAGTCAGCCAATCCACCGCGGCCAACCTGAATGCCACCGTGGCGCAGGCGACTGCGGCTAATCTGAAGGCGACGGTGAACCTGCTCGGCAATGGTGGGGCGGTGCTGGACTTTGCCGGGCAGAACGCGGTGTCCCCGGCCAACGCCATTCTCACCGGCTGTCAGTTCAACACCGCGCCGACCGCTATTACCTCCACCCGCTCTTCGCCGGTGCAGTGTGACAGCGGCGGCAACACGCTGGTCACCGTGAATACCCAGTTGCCGCCGGGCTCGAACACGATCGGCGCCGTCACTCAGGCGTCTGGTCCGTGGACGGTGCAGGGCTCGTCCGGCATGACGCCGGTGCAGACCACCGTCGCGCCGACGTCCGCCTCCGCCGCCGGTATTACTTCTGTGGTTTCCAGTGCGGCTGAGAATAATCACGTGCTGAAGGCCAGCGCTGGCAATCTGTACAGCGTCTACGCGACCAACCTGACATCGACTGCTGGGTTCCTGCTGGTGCTGAATTCCACCACGTCACCAGCAGATGGCGCAGTCACGCCACTCGCGTGCGTGCCGCTACCGGCGTCGAGCTACGCACAGATCGACTATTCCCCGGGGCCACCGCAGGTGTTCTCCACCGGCATCACTGCGGTGGTTTCCAGTGCAACGACCTGCTTTACCAAGACGACTGGCACCATCACCGCCTTTATCAACGGACGCACCGGATGAGAGCGTTACTTAGTCGCCGTTCGCTAGGCGCACTTTTGTTGGCGTTTCTGCTGCCCTGGCGCGCGCGGCGGTCAGAGGGCGCGATCGGTGCCGGCGGAGGTGCGGCTGGCGGGTTTAAGCGCGACGCATTCACTCAGGGGTTCAACATCGGCAGTCAGGTGCGTCCGACGACAATCGGCTGGCGGGCGCGTTGATGGACATCCACGATGGCTGAGCAAACCTGGTCCTCGCTGATGCAATCCTGTGCCATTGCAATGGGGCGTTTGCCGTCGCCTGTGCCAACCACACCGGTCTACGACACGCTGTTCCTCGCCCAGTTCCCGATTGCCGTAAGTACCGCCGAGACGCGCATCTACCATGAAATTCCTTTCATCGCGTCGTATGTCGAGGACAGTTCTGCGTCGACCACCACGGGATCGCGTGTCATCGATCTGTCCGCGACCCCGCTGCCGCTGGTTACGCCGGAAGTGCTTCGCCTGGTGGTCAATGGCGGGCTGATTCCCTTCGATCGGGTCAGCATCGATTTCATCGATCGCGTCTGGCCCAACGAATTCACCACCATGATGCCATCGCTGACCTGGCAGGGCGGGCGCTATTGGGCGCTGCGTGACGCGACCAGCGTGGTGATCGCACCAACGCCGGACAATGCTTACACGGTCAGACTCGGTGGGTTGTTTGCCGCCTCACCGATGAGCGTAACCAATCCCTCAACCTATCTGTCGCGTCAGTATCCCGAGCTGCTGCAGGCGGCGATCTGCGTATTTCTTGCGGGCGCGCTCAATCGTAACTACGGCGCTGCGGCCGACGAAACCGGCCAGGCGCTCAGCTGGGAAGCGCTCTTCACGAAACACCTAGCCGCGGCCAAGGGTGAGGAGATGCGCCGCCGCGGCATGTCCGACGCGGATAGGAGAGCCGCATGACTACGTATACCCAGTCGAACGGCTTTGCGGTGCTGCAGCCGTTCGATCCGTCGATTCGCAATTCCTGGGGCGCGCCGAACAGCACCAACGCGACCTTGGAGGACCAGTCGCTCGACGGGCTCGTGACAATCGATATCTCCAACCGGCTCGATTACACGCTCACCGTTGGCAATGGTGTGCCCGACGAGCGGCGCTATCGGATGAAGACTTTCATCGGCACGTTGGCGAGCGCCTGCAATATTCACATGCCGAACGTGCAGAAAATCGGCTACGTGCGGAACGCGACCACCGGTGGGCAGATACTGACCCTGACTGCTGGCGGCGGGACAACGCTGACCGTGCCCAACGACAATCTCTGGTATCTCTACTGGACCGACGGCTTCACCAATGTCTCGTCGCTGAACGTCGGCGTCGGCGGACAAACCACGACCGGCGATCTGACCGTCGGCGGCAGCGCAAACGTCACCGCGAACATCTCCGCCGGCGGGGCTATCGCCTCGGGTGGCGGCATGTTCTCCGCGTCAGGTGGCATCACCGCACAGGGCACCGACCAAGGCGGCGCTCAATTCCGCGCCATCGGTGGCGGGCGCGCCATGTTCATCCATAACGACGGCTCCTCCACGTTCTTCATGCAGACGGCGGCTGGCCAACCGTTCGGGTCGTGGGACAGTCTCCGGCCGTTCTCTTGGAACATGAGCACCGGCGCGGTGTCGATCGACGGTACCCACGCCGGAACATCGATCGGCGGCGCGCTTATCGTGGGCGGTACGACGGCGTGTAATGGCGGCCTGACAGTCTCCGGCGCGCAGCCGGTGTTGAACGACGGCGGCACTTACGCGATCAACATCACCGGCTCAGCCGCCACCAATTCGGGTGGCACGG